AGTATCTAAAATAACATCAGTGCATAACATCCATATTCTACCATCTGGTTCTACTCCAGCCATACCAGCAGTCCTGCCACTAGGCCCAGAGAAGTAAACACATTCAGCTTTAGCAGCTTCAAGTAGTAAATATTTGAATGGATCAGCACCATGTCCTTCCATAATCTCCCTGTAATCAGCAGGAAGTAAGTTAGAGGCTACTTCTAAAGCAGCCTTAACTGTAATTGGGTGAATGTAATCAGACACGTTGGTAGAATTTGGTGTTAAAGTCACCCTCCCATGTCATAGATTGTAAAGTAGCGGGGGATGGGTGAGTAGATTTAAGTGTTAATACAGTATTTACATTTCTATCATATACAGGTATAGTTCTTATTGATTCAGCTTGTATAGCAACTTGGTTAGCGTTGTAAAGGTTAGCATATACAGGTTCATATACCTCTGTATAGTCATTTTTACCTTGACGTTCTAGTAATGTTTCGTATAAACCAGCTGCACCAAGGCTTAATTTAACCCTATGTACTACTAAAGAACCCCTAGTATCGGACCTAATCGACTCACCAGCTCGTCTAGTTATGTGTATAGTAGGAAATTCTACCTCCATATCAAACAAATAACCTACAACTAAGGCTTGTCCAGTCCAATCACCATCAAATTCTATGTTATAATTTCCAGGATTACCCACAACTGAAGCTGTAGAATACCTACCTACCTCATTACCTGTACTATGACAGTACACAACAAGCTGTTTTGTAGTGGAATTGAAGCCATCAGGTTTAGTAAAACCAGTTCTTTTTGTTGTAGTAGAATAACCTAATTGATTAGACTGTATAACTTTACTATTATCTAAATGTACTCTATAGGTTATATCGTCATCTGTATCAACTGTATCGAAATCATCGGTAACGGTACGTGAAGTAGACTCAGTTTGTATATCAAACCTTTGTAGTACATCCTTGCTACCTTCTCTTATTACGGCATATACAGAGTCATCTAAGACACAATGATATTGTACGTTTCCTTGTAATTCCCAAGTAAACCATGACTGCTGCATTCGTTTCTCACCGTCACTAAAGTAACGGAAGCCATATAAAAGGGGCTGATTTTTTTCGCTGAAAAATATGACCCCGTTTTCTCTAGATATAGAGATAAGGTTTAAATCATCTTCAAATAGTTTATTAACAACTTTACTTTG